TTTTTCCAGAATATCATGAAAATAATAATCATCTCCAGATTTTAAAAAAGGATCTCCAAATTTACCTATTCCTGTTGTATAAAGGTTTCCTTCTGGATAACCACCCGATTCCCTGAATGTTTTAGTTTCAAATAAACAAGGCATATAAAGACCTAGAGATCCTATTTTATCTAATCGGGATATTTTTGCACTTTCCAACCAAGCTTTATTGTTAAAATTTTTTGGATGGGTACCAAAATTATATTCCCGAGCCCAACCTCTATTTGGTATTCCTGCTCCAACTTCCAAACGTCCACTTTCAACAAGCCTGCTGCATGGAATGTTTTTTCCATTATGATACTGAAACAAACCATCAATCCATCCTTCACTAAAAGCCATATCGCTGTTAACAAAAATAATATTATCAAATTCACTTGTCATACCCCCGTAATTCCATGCACGATATGTCCGATTCAAATAATAATCGTTTGGGTTTTGATCATTATAAATTGAATATTTTATAGGTTTTGTTTTTATATGTTCCAAGACTTTATATGAAGCATCATTACAAATTATTCGAAACCCTATTTTTATATTTTCTGATTTACAAACATCTGAAGAAAATTGATCAACTATAAAATCCAAAAAATCGATACTTTTATAAATCATAGTAATGATTTCAACATTCCTGGGTATCATAATATTTCTCCGGAATAAAGTTCAATCAGCTTTTTTTTGTTTATAGGATTTTGCTCTTCGTTTATTTTAAACCAATCGGGAATAATTTTTTCTGGCAATTTTTCTACAGTAAGTGTTTCTTCGTCAATCAAACGATCCAAATCCCATCCTTTTTGACCAAGAGATTTGTAGTTTAAATATTTGTCAACAATATATCTATCTTTACTGAATCCCAAATGAATCACACTCACATCAACAGGACATCCTTTGACTGTTCCTTGGGGCACTTGACCATGGTGCAATCCTTTTATTTCTTCAAACCATAGGCGGGTTGGCTTTCCCCAAAGAGGAAACCAATGTAAATGCAGATTGTGATAACCTTGATCTACCCTATACCAAACATCGCTTCTCCAAAGGTTATAATGACCAAAACAAGGCAAATCAATACCCTTATCATCCAACTTTTTGCAAAGCTTTCTTAAATTATCATCAACTAAAAGTCTTCCATCAAGTAAAAGATCACCATCAAGCCATAATACCCAATCAACATCTGGATGTTCTTTTAATAAAAGTTTATATAATTCAGCTTTGCATATCAGTTCTTCATTAAATCTGTTTACTGGGCTGTAAAGAACTGTTGTTTTATGCTTATATTTTTCATATATTTCTCGGCTATTATCCGTGCTTGCCTGATCCCATATATAAATATGATCACAAGGTTCCATGCATCGGAACCAATTTTCCAGATTACCCCGAGAAGCTTCATTTCTGAGTTGAGCAAAACCTATAATTTTCATATTAGCAACTTTTTCCTCCGATTATTGAATTATCATTCCAACCATTTTCAAGTGTTTTTACAAAAATATGGCTTTCATTTATTTCTTTTGTGATTACACGATTTTGTAAAAAATTATTTAGTTTAGATCCAAAATATTCAATGTCTTTCACAGACAAAAAGCTGGTATCCTCAACATTCTTAAGTTCCAATTTTTTAAAATTTTTTATGTATGAAACTGTAAAATATTTTTTATATATTTCAGTTTCAAACCATGCTTGAGAAAATGCTTGTTCGACTTGAACTCCTTGTTTATTATTTTTTATATATTCAATTAATTGTTGCAAAACTTCACGTTTAAAAATAATTACTGGAAAATTTATAAAAAAATCATTTTTAAATTTTTCTTGCCGTAAAAAAATCTTTGTTTCGGAGGACAATTCTTTATAAGATTTTTCAGATTTAAGATAATCATTTAATTCATCTATATTTCTTCCCTGTTCCATTCCAGAAAACATTAATAAAATTGCTCCGATTTCACGTCCATCACTTTTTAATTTTTGTATTTGTTCTATTTCTTCATTTGTAGGAATTCGTTCCACAGATACATCATCCTCGCAATAAAAAACCCAATCAGAAATAAAATTTTTAGATCCTTCAACCAAGTTTCCAAAAATTCCTTTTCTTTCGTGAACAAAAACATTCCATCCGTATTTTTCAAATGAAGAAAAATCTTTTTCGGTATTTTCCACAAAATTATCTATTGTTAGATTTTTTATAGTAAAATTATATTTGTCTAAAAATTCTGTACATTTTTTTAAGTTTTCAAATCTATTTTTAAGATTTGTACCTATTACAACACAGTCCATATTCATATATTTTTTAATACCTCAATTATTTTTTCAGATGTAGTTCCATTTCCCAACCAGTCAATATTTTTATTTTCTTCAAATTTTTTAACAAAATTATTTATATTATCTATTTCATAACGACAAACATGATCATTTATTTTTAACATAATCGAACAGTGATTTTGTATGCTTTCAGGACGTTCAGTATAATCACGAGGAACAATCACTGGAACATTTAATAATGCAGGTTCTTCTTGTGCTGTTCCTGAATCGCTTATGATAAAAATAGAACGATTGCATAATTTCAGATATTCGTCAAAACTTTGAAGAGGTATGCATATGCAATTCTTTTTATATTCTTCATATAATCCATATTCTTCAAGTTTTTTTACTGTTCTTGGAAAGTTTAAAAATAAGAATGTATAACCATAATTCTTCTTGAAATGTTTAATATAGTCCAACAAAATCTGCATTCGGTTTTTATATAGGAAATTTTCTGGACGATGAATATCAACCAAAACATGTTCATATGTTCTGTGTCCAAACTTCTTTTGTTTTACAACTTCAACGATAGTATTTCCCACTACATGAATGTTTTGGGCATCAATATTTTCTTTTAACAATTTTTGCTTATAGTTTTCATGATAAACGAAAAGAATATCAGACACACTATCACAAACAACCCGATTGATTTCCTCTAGCATTCTTCGGTCTCCAGATCTCATTCCCGCTTCAATATGAATTACACAATATCCTTCTTTTTTAACTGCGACTGAAGATGCAACTGAATTGGAATCTCCTAAAAAGATAACACCATCAACATTTTTTAAGGTTCGCAAAAGTTCAATAAGTTTTACTGAAGCTTCTGCAGTTTGGTGAAAATGTTCTTTACCTTCTCCACCAACATGAAGATTATGATCTGGATTTCTAATAGAAAGATTATTAAAAAAAACATCTGAAAGCATTGTATCAAAATGCTGCCCGGTATGAACCATGACATGATTGAAATTATCATCAAGCTTTTTAAAAATTTCTGACATACGGATAAAATCCGGACGTATGCCTGTCACTGTAACAAATGTTTTTTTCATTGATTGTAATGGGTTACTTTACGAGGAACCATCTTACCTAGACCTTTTGTGTTTTCAACCCTATAATCTGTTATTTTGCATGTGTATTTTTCAAATAATGTACGATTAAAATCCTGAAATAATTGAGAAAGAATAGGGTGATGTTGTGTGTAATTTCCCAAACCATGCCATTGATGTATTACAATAGGAACATTGCTGTATTGTACATTCATTTTTTTATTTAAAATTCGTTTCACCAAATCATTATCATCATAGGCAACAGCAAAACTATAATTTTCATCAAAACCTCCAAGATCATCCAAATCCTTTTTCTTTATGGCACATGCAAAATGCATTTTTGTGTCCCTATAAATTGGATGATTATACCATGCGGTTTCTTCGCAATGGCTAACCGGACGGTTCACTATTGGATTTATAGACTGATTGATGGCTGAAAAATCAATTTCTTTTACATTTTCATTTCTTATCTTTTCAGAAAGTTGCTTGTCTATGTTATAGCAACTAAAAACCAAATAATCGTTATCAGATATAGTTGAAGCTTTTTGAAGAACTTGACCCATATGAAAACATTCAGGGTTTTGAAGTAAAACTGTGTCTCCTTTGGCATAACTAAAACCTATGTTGAATGGAATGCACGGATTGGTATAAAATTTATTTTCTTTTTCTAATCGAACTAATGTTATTGGAAAATCGTATTGTTTGAGTTTTTCTTCAAGACGATGCTCTTCAGAGCTACAATCATCAACAACAATTAATTCAAAATCAGTATATTTGCTTTTTTTAATTGTTCTTAAAGTGAACTCAAAAAGATCCCACCGATTATTATAAGCTGTTACTATAGATACCATTTTTCTTTATTTCTTTTAGTATTTTTATTACTTGTTCCCTGCTTGAATCTGGAACGCAATTTTGCCATGCTGGATTATAACCATGTTTTTTGGAAAATAAACCAATACCTTTAATAATATTTTCCCGCCAATCATTACGGGGTCGAATCGAACTGCTATGCTCTGAACACATTTGTTCACCAATATAATCCATACTGTCAGCAAGGTCTGCCCAATTCCAATAAGGAGTGGTATAACCTGCTTTGGCTATTCGATAACTATGCTCTACATGTTCAAAAGCGTTAAGAAATTGTTCATCAATAAAACCAACCTTTTCCAATACTTCCCTTGTATAATAACAAAAAGACCCTACACATCCTTGAACAATTGCAATTTTTAGATTATCTGGATATTCCACCACAAACCGAGGACATGCCGGACCTCCTGATAAGCCATTTTTATTGGCAGGACCATGATAAGCAAACATAAAATGTTGAATTCCTGTAGCTTCCCTGGCTTTTATATATTTGTTGAAAACATCAGTATTTTTAATAATCATGTCATCTTCAATTATGAAAATATGCTCAAATCCCCTTTCCAATAAGTTTTTAAATAATATATTTTTACTTTTACCTACACCCTGATTTTGTTTATTTTGTATAAAAACATGATTTTCACGGGTAGGTTCTTTAATTGGTTCACCATCATTGATTGTAACCACAAAATAGTCTTCTGGAATGCTTGCAAGGCATTTATTGTAAAAATCCTGCCTATTGCAAGTTACTATTCCTATACCAATGTTTTTCACTTGTATTGATTTACTTTAATATAAATAATATCAATGGCTGATCCGAATGTAGTTAATATCAAAGGATTACCTCGTATTGAGGAAATTGTTAATGGTAATCTTTTAATAGTCGAAAACGAACAAGGCACAAATACGCTTGATTTTGTTAATTTTGTTATTGGTCCAAACAACACCAGTTTTTTTAATCAAATTATAAATCTATCAGCATCAGTTGTTTCTTTAAGTGCCACAACCACCAGTCTTATTAATAGTTTAAGTGCTACAACCACCAGTCTTATTAATAGTTTAAGTGCTACAACAAATGCTCAAATACAATCACTTTCCAGTACTGTAGATACTAAACTTTTAAATGTATCTGCAATTTATTACACAACAGGAACAGTAATCATAAGTACTGGATATAATATAAGCGATTTAGCTTCAGTTATAAAACCTTCTTCAAATCTGGATATATCTGCAAATGATTTCACTTTGGTTTTAGGATCCAGTGCAAGTGGATATCCAATTCTTTACATGAATAACAATGATGTTACCAATATTGGAAACGTTGTTAATTTTTACGTAAGAACAACCAATATTGTTCAAACAAGCAGCATAAGTATTCGATACAGGATTTTAAAACCTTATTCGGTTTAAATTATATTTATAAAAGATTACCTGTAACTACAACTCTACCTGATAATGCTGTATATGTGATCGTCTAATTCTGTTAAAAATTTTTCCCCAATTCCAAATTTTTGTTCTAATATATTTTTTTCCTCTTTGTTGAGAAAAAGACGACCCACAACGTTTCCTTGTATGTACAAATCGGCATGAACACCCCCATTGGGAAGAATGGAAACAATATCAAGAGTGATCGGAGAATCTGTTTTCAAGTTAAAACATTAGATACTCGCTATATCTTTAACAGTAATAGTTCCAATCATCGTCGAGGTGTGAGTTTGGCAAAGATACCCGTAAGTTCCACTTATATTTGCTGGCACCTGCCAATACAAGGTTCCACTTGTTTGTCCCTGAGCACTAGCACCAGTAGTTACAACTCCCGCCGTCGTAACATGAATTAACCCTGTGTCATAGTTGGCACCTGAATACCTAATTAAAAATGGATGACCAGCAACGTTTAATTTAAAACCAATAGTTGTTCCTGAAATTACATATATTGTTGGGTTGTTTCCACTATATTGATTGTTAAAAAGATATGCTGAACTACCGCTATGTGTCACATCTAACATAGTTATAGCAGGATAAGCAATCTCATCTATGGTAAGTCCAGCAGCTATCGCATCTGTAGTTGCACTAAAAGTAGTTATTCCTGGTGCTGGTATCTCTGAAACATTTGCCAACTCAATCCAATTACCGCCGTGTGCGTAGTACATTTTACCAGTTGCGTGGCTATGTGCCACTGCTCCATGATAAGTAGAAGCACTGGGAAAGGCTCCTGTATTGGCATAGTAGAATGGTATTACACTTCCTACACTAGGAGCAGTGATAGCACCAGTATCACTTACAGTAACTAAACTGTCTTGTAATAATTTTCCAGTGGCCAAGTCGTATCTTGCTACGGCATTATCTGTAGAACTTGCTGGTCCTACTACCCACCCAGCACTATTTGAACTTAAAGTTGTATATGTACTATTCCAATTTGCACTATTGATATTTGTGGTAGTATAAACGCTTTCATACTTGCCGCTGTTGGCATTCAACGAAGTGTATGTGCTTTCATACTTGCCGCTGTTGGCATTTAACGATGAATACGAAGAATCAAGTTTAGTATTTTCAATGTTTGTTGCGGTCAATGATAACACAAACAAATCATTGAAACTTGCAGAAATGGAAGTCACATAACTTACATTTGTAAAAATTGCATTTCCAAAAGCTGTAAGGTTTCCGAAAATTGTGACATCTCCTGAAACAACAAGATCCTGAGTAACGCTTGCTGCACTCAACAACACATTGTTGGTACTAAGATAATTGATTACCGTGGGAAGTATTTCTGCACTCTCTTCCCACGTGGCACTAAAGCTGTTGACTGTAGTGTAGACCGAATTTACTTTGGCAGGATCTGTTGAAAGTGCTCCTGTAAATGTTGTTAACAATCCTGCGTAATTTATTTGAGTTTCCCGAATACCTCGATAACCAACCAAATAATCTTGGAAGGTTAAACTTGACACTGAATCAAATGTTGCAAAAGTACTATCAGCCATATTACATTCCTATACCTCTTACGGTTGGCTCCTTGTATATTATTTTTTCCTTTTCTTTTTCTATAACGTGGGTTTCCACATTATTTACCTTAATTTTGCGTAAATGTTGATATAAAAGAACCAAAGCAAGCGCCATCGGATCAAAAACAAATATTAATATCAAAATAAAGTATCGAACAGTGCGATCCAAATCCAAGACCAATCCTTCAGAAATGAACTTAAATGTCAAAATATCGCTCTTTTTGACCTGAATTTGTTTGTTTGTAAGAATCTGTGTTTCCAATTCAAGTATTTCCCTTTGAGTTTGATCATATTCTTTCATTAAATTTGAATATTCTGTATTGGCAGATTCTATGGCTTTTGATGAAACATCAATCATTTTATCTTTAGTTTGTTGTGCCCTTTTGTCATTATAAACAATTTTATCTCCTTCTTTATCTTTGCCTTCCACCATGGTTGTGCTTTTCACAGCATCATTAAGACGTTGTTCTTGTTCTTTTTTACTATCATTCAATTTTTTTAAACGGTCGTCATATTGCACAAGAATTTCTTTTTTCTTTGCTTTGATGCTTTCCAAATTGTTTATTTTTCCTTCATCAATTGAATATTCCGCTTTACTAACAGTATATGCAGAACTTAAAAATCCGTAAATTCCAAGACTTGTGATAAGAGAAAGTGCAATTACACCTGCAACAAGATAACTGGTCAGCATTTTGTTAAGCTTATGCCAAAGATTATGAAGTCCAACAGTGGCTGAAAATTTTGCAGCTTCTAATGCCAATCCAAGAATAATGATAGGAATGAATTGGCTTTTGAAAAGATGGGCCAGTCCATATACAGAAAAGAACGCGGCGCTTCCGGCTAGTACGAAAATGCTTGCTAAAAGAGAATATTTGTATAGATCAATCTTCACGAAAGGAATGTTATATCACCGGAACTAGGTGCACCCCCTCCTGATGTTATTCTTGCTCCCTGAGCATTAATCGGAAGAACTCCTGTTGGGACTGTTCCAAATGTAACCCACTGACCACCCACATAAAAATCATAAGCTTTGCTGGATCCAACAAAAACACTGGCCGCAGCAGAAGCAGCACCAACAATAGTATTTGTTGTAATTGGTATTGCTTTAGTGAATCCTGCTGGTGTGGTTATTACAGCATAACGATTATAAATTAAAGGTTGCGTGTCACGATAAGCTGGATTAGCGCAAACAGATGGATTCAGGGTAGAATCCAATATAGAAGCGTTAAAAGTGGTTATAGGAGGAAAAACAGTGCTAGTGGAAAGCTCTTTAAATTTTCCTTCTTCTAATGTTTGATAAAATCTTACTGTTTCGCTTGGTAATATTGCCATTAAAATATTTATCAAAAATGCATATTAATTAACGAAACCATTTTTCAAATTATATACACTGTTTCCTTCTGTATCTGTAATTTCCAAAATATCTTCATTATAGATATTAATTTTTTCAAAAATACTTTTATGTGCCTCATGAGCATCTATGGCAGATGTATCAACTGTACGGATTTCCTTTTTCTCATTATTCACGACTTTTACAGTGTAATTTTGATTCATAAACCTATTTACAAGCGTTATTCTTTTTTAAAGTTTGTTCTTATCTATGCCCAAAGTGAAATTTTCACATCCCAGACAATCTTCTACATTAAAAACTCTGAATCTTCCGTCATTTAATTGTACCAGAAACATGCAACTATGATCCAATCCATAATCAATAAGAACTATTGCTCGTCCTTCTCCATGGTCTTTAGCAACAACCCAGATAGGAGGGTCTAGTTGCAATAATCTTTGATTCATTAAAAACTCCCAAGCAATTGAACTTGTGACATTTTATTTAAAATATTGTCTTCAGTTAAAACAAAGTTGCTGTAAGCTATTTTTTCCAAAATATTTGGATTTTTTAAATTAATCATTCTGCCCAAGTTTTTACATGTTCTAACTTCTATTATAAGGCATGGACTAAAACCGTTCATGAACAATGAAGGACTTTTCCATTCATAAAGATACTGGTTGCCATAAACCTTCTTCAAAATCAAATTGGGGTTATTTTCACAAAAAATGCGCAAATACTCTGTTATTTTTGCAGAATTTTGTTGACTTGATGTATTTTGACAATATAGTGATGCTATATTTTTATAATCCTGTGCAAGCTTCATCTTTTATATTTAGCAAAATAAATAATATATAAAATGTCTTTAAGCATTTGTTTTACCAGTAGATTCGTTCGTTTATGTGATGAACTGAAAATACCTGTCGATTTTCTTAAAAAGAAAATAGAGGGTTATTTGAAAAGTAGCAGAAAAAAAATAAATGCTAAACGTTTATATTTTGATACACATGGAAATCTAAAAATATCCAAATATGAAGAATTGGTTCCTTTGATAGGAATTGTAACTTATTCAGTAGAAAATACGAAATTCAATATTAAGCGCAAAAACTTTTTGCGAGATCTTTTACATGAACTTAGACATTTCCAACAAGATCGAATTTATGGATGGGACATGGATCAATATTCATTGAATGATATTAATAAATGCAACAGTACTTATTATAAAAGCAAAATAGAAATTGATGCCAGAAAATATGAAAAACGTTCGTTGAAACTTTATCAGGAAGTTAGAAAACTTTATGGTTGATCAAATATAAAAATCCAGGAATACAAATAAAAAATATTCCCAAATCAAAAAAGAAAATGCCAATAAACAAAGAAAGCCAAAATGAAATGCATATATGGCATCCGCTTAACTTTGCCAAAAGTGGAAATTTTAAACTAAGATAATCATGAAACGGAATTTTAGTAAAAATTGCTAAATCATCCTGAATTGGACTTTTAAACCAAATAACCAAAAGTGTTTCTACAATTGCAGAACAAAGAAATAACGATTCAATCAGCATTTTGCAAAACCAGATTCTTTTTTATGTTTTGAATGGTTTGTGTTCTTAAATTGTTATGAGCGCATGGATAACAACCACCTTGACGTTTTAAGCTTGTATTGCTTTGCACATATGAATTTCTTAAATTTTGGCAATTTTTGATCTGACTTGGACAGGGTTGGTCCATTTGAAAAAATTGCGTAATAATTCCGTATTCTTCAACAATATCCATAAAATTACTTATCTGAAACTTTTGGTATATCAATAGATTGAGAAAGTTGTTCTTCTTTTTTATTATCACTTATGCTTTGATCCAGAAAAGCTCTCCATGATATAAATCCTTGTAAAAAAAAGTTTATAATTATAATTGCGGTTTGAACAGGTCCAATTTCAGAAAAAAGCTTGTATCCGCTTAAATCTGACATAAGGGCAGTCAGAGAAGCTATACTAATATAAAGAAATCCTCTTAAAACGTATTTTTTTAATTTAAATCTTTTTGCCATCAATACTATTTAGCAAAGAAATCACTTCATCCTCAAGATATGGCATGCCTATTTTTTTCCAAATTCCTTCAAAGCTTTCATAATCTTTTATATTTTTTCTTTTAAGCCAATATACTGTTAAGCGAGATGGTTTTTTTCCTGTCATTTTGGAAAATACATATGCATACAGGCTCAACTGAAGAGCATACGTGAAATATTCATTACAGGGCAGATGGTTTACGGGAGATGCAAAATAACTGTTTTCCCATCGACTTGTCCCGAAAGTAAACTTTTTATTGGTCTTATAGTCGATAATTTCAAAAAAATTATTATCCATATATTCTGCAATCAAATCGGCAGTTCCTGCAATATGATAATCATGATCATATATCATTGTTTCGCTCAAAACCTTTTTATTGTGAAGGCGATGATCCGTATTCATTTTTTCAAGGAAAGGTTTCAAAGATGGATCACAATCTTTTCCTTCCAGATAATTTTGAATATCATGATGTATTCTTGTTCCAAAACCTGTTCCTTTATTTTTAATTTCTTCCCATTCGTTAAGAACCTCTTGTTTGTTTACTCCCCGGTTTCCAGCAATACGTTCTGCTATTTTTTCGAAATCTGTTTTGGGTTTGAATTCGCCTATAAAAGTTGTTACACTTTTAAAAATTTGACCATCAGAAATTCTTGTATATGAATGTTTTTCCGAATCGAAAATAATTGGGCAAGAATTTGACATTCACTTGTTATAACATAAGATAACTAAAATTCAATGGCACATGGCACATCGCATTCCAAAAACATCCAAAAATTTAGAGGTTGCAAAATCGGCACCTTCAACAAAACAAGTATCAAAACTCGCCTACTCATTGGTAAACAATATAATGACCGCGTGTCTGGATTCAGAAAAGCATTATTATGGGGAATGGTATGCAGAAGGATACAAATGGCACCTAACACGATCAATCAGGCATGCAACAAACTCATTAATGTTGGCAGAGAAATTGGAAAAAGAATTTAATAACGAAACAGCCCTTGATCATGCCAAAGGCGCTGCAATACGTGCAATAATGGCAATTATATGCCTGCAAAATAAAATTAAATAAAATTGTCTGATTTTTTTACTTTTACACCATAAAATTTAAATATTTCCAATCCTTCAGTGTCATTATCATATTCTTCTTGATATATTACTTCAGGAATTCCCCATGCACATATCATTCGGGCGCAGTAACTACACGGAAGAAGTGTAGATGCAATTAACCGACATTCTCCCCGTTCAAAAAGACTTAGTAAATTGGTTTCTGCATGAATCATGTATTTTCTACGATGATTTCGGTCATTCCAAAAATTTTTAACTACATTTTTTCCGCTGACCAATCCGTTATAGGCAACACCAAGAACTCTGTTGTCAAAACTTAAAGCGCATGCTCCTACTTTTCTGTATGGATCTTCGCTTCTTTTTGATGCTTCAATTGCAAGATTCAAAGCATATTTATTCCAACTAATTCGCATATTCGATTATATCATGGGAACTATATATTCAACATTTCCCTATAAAATTATCTAAATATTATCATGAAGTCTGTGGCCAAAATACTAACAGAGAATCAGAAAAAACTGAAGGATGCGTCGTATATTGGTTATGATGATGAAAATGATACCGTACTAATAGTATGTCCACATGAATCAATTCAAATTTTTCAAAAAATGTTCGAAAAACACGGAAATCAAAGCATATATTATGAAGAAACTGAAACAGGTGCTGTTATGGTTTATATTTGATTATCCATTCAAATCCTGCAAAAATTTCTCTTCTATCATAAAAGTTTCCTGTAAAATTTGTTTTTCTTCTTTATTCAAAAAAAGCCGTCCCACGTTGTTTCCTTGAATATATAAATCAGCATGAACTCCCCCATTTGGAAGTATTGTTATAATATCAAGAGAAACTAAGGAATCTTTTTTCAATTTAAATTATATTTATAAATCGATCAGTGACCCTACTATTACAACATCACCTGTAAAAACCGTTTGTGTGCCACCACCATATGCTGGTGTTACTATGCTAACTCCAACAGTATCAGTGCTTGTATGTCTTAACGTGTTACCACTACCAAAAGATCCACTCGAATTAGAAATATTCCCAATACCATATGAAGGTGCTGTTAATCCTGATGAAAAAGTCAGGTCATTTGCTAGTTTGTTAGTACTACCATTCGTTATTGCTATACTTGGAGCAACTGCAAAAGCTGAACTTTGATCTGTATTAGTCACAACAAAAGAATATGAATTTGTCAAAAAGCGTTTCCCTGTAGGCACATTGTAACCAACTGTACGAGTTCCTGTAGAAGCCAAAGCATTTATATTTCTAATTGTTAGAAAAACAGGAATAGTACCTGGAGGATTGCCAATGGTGTACACAGCAGACAATGCTGAAATGTTGCCTGATACAGTCAATCGTTCAGCAGGTGCAGTTGTGCCAATGCCCACTTTGCCAGTGCTTGTAATTCTTACAGCTTCTGCTTCATCGTTAGTTAAGAGTGATATGAAACCACCAGTCTTGTCAGTTCCAAGCTTCAATTCATTATTATCATAATTCCAGGACAAGTATGAACCATAGTTGTCTGATGGACTTCCAAACACTACACCACCAGTGTTGCCGTTTGGAGTTAAAATGACTATGTGATTAGAGCCACCACCTTCAAACACAGCAATACTGTTGGGATCTGCAGTTACCGCACCTGCAGAACCCTTTAAAACATGCAGTTTTTGATCTGGTGCATCAGTACCTATGCCTACATTACTGTTTCTATCAATTGCAATTGCAGGCCCTACTGCAGAAGCTGGGCTGAGTAAGCTACTAATACCAAATACATTTGTTGATTCATTATAGCTTATGAATACACCACTAAATCCGGTTGTATCAGTTTCACCCATTCTTATAGAAGGATCAATTCCATCACCAGCAGGGGTATGAACCAAACCAAGATATCTGGCACTTAAGGCATCCGCTATAACAGTGTCTCTTGCTGAAATATTACCTGAAACTGTTAAAGCATTAGCTATGCTATCTGTGCCAATGCCCATAGCACCAGACAGGAAAAAACCATTTGTTGGTCGTATTGCAAATTGATCTGTTCTAGTGGATGTGAATTGTGCAGACACGCCATCTTGATTTGTACCTTGCCACACCCAGCTTCTGTTATGGTTGGCAAATGCCAATCTACCACTTGCAT